CACGCCATACGAGGACGCAACGGGGCAGGCAGGGAAGCCCGAGCGCGTACAGGCGCCAGAGCCGCCGGCAGCCTTGTGGAATGAAGCGGAGATTGCGACCGAAGACCTGAAATCAACGACGGGGATCTATGACGCCTCGCTCGGCGCCAAGTCGAACGAAACATCAGGCGTTGCCATCAAGCATCGTGAGATGCAAGGCGCGACGGCGAACTATCACTATCAGGATAATCTGACGCTCTCGATAGAGCATACCGGGCGCATTCTGATCGACCTCATTCCCAAGGTCTACGACAACCAACGCGTGGTGCGTCTGATGACGGAGGGCGGCGACGCCAGCATGGTTCCGATCAACCACGTCGTCTATGACAACGCGGGTCAGCCGGTCATGCTGAACGATTTGGGTGTCGGCCGGTTTGATATCCGGGTGACGATCGGCCCGAGCTTCCAGACCAAGCGCCTCGAAGGCTCTCAGGCGATGACGGAGCTGATGGGAGCCGTCGGCAATCCTGAAGCGTCGCTCGTTCTGGCGCCCATTGCCATCCGGAACATGGATATTCCGGACGCCGAGGAAGCAGCAGAGAAACTGCAGCGCATCGCTGATCGTATTCTTGGGCCTGACCCGAACGCACCGCCGCCCCCGCCATCTCCCGCCGAACAGCTGCAGGTTGCCGAGGGTCAAGCAAAGGTTCAGCAGACGCAGGCACAGGCGAGCCTGTCGACGGCAAAGGCCGAAGGCGAGAAGATCAACAACGCCATCAAGATTAAGCAGCTTCACGGCGCGCACCTCGATAACGCGCTGAAGATCAAGCAGCTGACGGCACCAGAGCCGCAAACGGATGATTCCGAGGCCCCAGCCTCGCAGTAGCACGTCGCGTACCTCGCGGATTATCCGCGCCACTCTCCTTTGGAGTTTCATCACATGACTGACACGACCCAACCGGCCGCGGAAGCGGCTGCCACGACGCTTGCCGAGTCCACTCAGGTTCAGACGCCTGCCACCACGACGGAAGTTGCCAACCCGGCGCCGGCATCATCACCGGACACGGAACAACCTGCGGCAGCCGCCAAAACCGAACAGCCGCGCGACAGCGAGGGGAAATTCCTCCCCAACAATCCGCGTGTTCAACGGTTGCAAGAGACGATCAACAACCTGACGCGTCAGAAGCACGACACGTCGAGGGAGGTCGATCGTCTGAAGGCAGAGGCAGCGGAACTCAACCGTCAACTGTCACAACGTCCCGATATCGATCCATCGGACGCAGGGGCTCAGCAGTCCGAGACGATCCGACGGGCACTCAAAACGCAGCGCCTTGAGGACACCGTCAACCAGGCGAAGGCTCTCGAGCGGCAGTCGCAGAACACGAACCACCAACTCGTCGCTGCGCAGGCGGAAACGCTGCGCGAGCATATCCAGGATATCGATAAGATATTCCTGCCACCCGCACAGGGCGGACCGAACATCAGTCAGATGATGGCCGAAGCCCTTGCCCGCGTCCCGAACGGCGCGCTCGTCGCTTATCACCTCGCACAGAATCCGCACGAAGCCGTGCGCCTCTGCCAGGCAGACCCGTGGACCGTCGCCACTGAGATCGGATCAATTTCGCGATCCCTCGATCTGCCCAAGCCCGTGAAACGCGTCTCGCAAGCCCCAGCACCGGTTCAGACCGTCAACGGGGCTCCAGGAAACCCGGCTCCCGATCTCGGATCGCTGTCCTTCAAGGACTACGAACGCATCCGCAACGAGCAAGAACTCGCGCGAGCCCGCTGATTTAAGGCGAAATCGAAATGTCAAACACTCTCATCACCCCCAGCATCATCGCGAAGGAAGGCTTGAGGCAGCTCAAGAACACCATCGTGATGCCGCGCCTCGTGCATACCGACTACTCGAAAGAGTTCAACAAGGTAGGCTCGACGATCTCGATCCGGAAGCCGGTCAAGTTCGTGGCGACGAGCGGTGCCACGCGGTCAAACCAAGACGTGGTCGAAGGTACCGTACCGATCGCGATCAATAAGCAGGAGCACGTTTCCTGGAATTTCTCATCTCAGGAACTCACGCTCACCATCGATCAGTATTCCGATCGATATATCAAGCCCGCAATGATCGCGCTCGGCCAGAAGGTCGAAACCTTCCTGATGGGCATGTACTACAAGCTGCCGATGTTCGTCGGTACGCCGGGCACGATCCCGTCCACGTTCCTCGAGCTTGGCGCGGCACGTCAGAAACTCGTCGAGCACGCGGCTCCGGTCGGTGAGGAACTGAATGCCGTCCTCAATCCGGCAACGTCTCTGAAGGTCGCGAACGATCTCAAGACACTGTTCCAGCCTCAGAAGACGCTGACGGCACTCGAACGGGTCCGCGTCGGTAAATACGCCGGCTTCGAAACCTACGAGGCGCAGTCGATCGTCAATCATACGACGGGCGCCTGGGGTGGTTCTCCGAAGGTCAAGGACGCCAGTCAAACGTCCAACACCACGCCGCAGGCCAACTCCATGAGCCTGACGACCTACGGCTGGACGAACAGCACCACCGGCATTCTGAAGGCCGGCGACGTCATCACGCTCGCTGGCGTCTACGACGTGAACCCGGTATCGCGACAGAGTCTTGGCTACCTGAAGCAGTTTACGGTCATTGCCGATGCGGACTCAGGCGCTTCGACTGGACCCGCCACGCTGACGATCGCGCCCGCCATCGTGACGACTGGACCCTACCAGAATGTCACGGCTGAACCCGCTGCAGATGCGACCATCACGGTCGTTACCGGAACGGCATCGACGGCGTATGCGCAGAACCTGTGCTTCCACAAGAATGCAATCGCGCTCGTGTGGTCGGCATTGGAGATGCCGGACGGCGCGGCGTTCAAGGCGCAGGAAAGCGACTCCGACACCGGCATGTCGGTGCGTGTCGTGAAGCAGTACGACATCGACAATGACAAGGACATCATCCGCCTCGATATCCTGTTCGGCGGCGATGTTATCTATCCGGAACTCGGCGTCCGGTTGACGTCCTGATGGGTAACGCTCTCATCAATGGCGCCACGGGGGAAACGACTCCCGTGGCTGCTCCCGCTCCGACGATGGCGTGTCCACGCATGGTCTGGCGGAAAGCTGTCGCGGAGGCTCCAATCTCACGCGTCGAGATCGTCAATGGTCAGCGCATTGAATGGGGGATTTTCGATCTTCCAGAAGGCACGACGGCGCCAGCAGGATGGGGGTCGCGCGAAGACGCACTCGCACCGGAGACAGCCGAAAAGCCAACGAAGAAAAAGACGAAGCAGGACGAACAGAGCGACAATGGCGACGGCAACTGAGATTGCAACGCGGGCTCTGAAGCGTATCACCGTCGTCGCGGCCGGCGAAACACCGTCAGCCGCGGAGATGTCCGACGCCAAGGATGCGCTCAACGCCATGATCGCCAGTTGGGCCGCAGAAGGCCTGACCGGCGATACGCTGCCGCTCGATTCAAAGTTCGAGCAGGGGATCATCGCGCTTCTTGCCGTTCGGCTTGCTGAAGACTACGGCAAGTCCCCCGGTCCCGTGCTGGTCAACGATGCGAACAAGGGATGGGCTCAGCTACAGGCGGAGTTCATTCAAACCGGCGAGCCGCAGTTTGACTACGCCCTGATCCGAACCCCCTCGCGACGGTTTCCGTACACAGTCCCGATCGACGGCACGATTCCGTGGAAGGCGAACACGTGGTTCGGGCTCGGAGTGCTCGTGACGAACGCCGGAAACGTCTACGTCAGCATTCAGGCCGGCATATCGGATACCGCGGGACCATCAGGGGCGGGTATGAACCAGATCGATGGTTCATGCATCTGGGATTACGTGGAGGCGATAGGAGTATGACCATCGTCCCGCTCACGATCCCATCTGGCTCAAATCCTGCGAAGTACAAGCAAGGCGGGGCTCAGGAACTCATCAACTGCTATCGCGAGGATCTCGGCCAAGAAGCCAAGGTTCCGTTCGCGATCTATGGGTGCGACGGACTGCAAGGCTTTGCCGACCTTCAAGGCAACGGCGGCATTCGGGCAATGAAGAATGTCGACGGCGTTCTGAACGTCATCTGCGGCACTCAATGGCGGACGGTCACGACGACCGGGGTCAATACGCTTCGCGGCTCGATGAACATCTCGCCGACGGCTGCGGTTTACCTTGAAAGGAACCGGCGCGCGTCACCAGACGTGCTGATGGTCTGTGACGGGCTGGCCTACTATCTTCGCAACAACGTCGTGGCGCAGGTGACAGACGTTGACCTGCTCGCGCCGCTGAGCATGACATTCAACGACGGCTACTTCGTCATTGGGACGGTCCAAAATCAGTTTCAATCCGGCGAACTTGATGACGCTTCGGCATGGAATGCGCTGGCATTTTCGCGAGCTGACGCGAACCCCGACGCGATCGTTACAGTCAACACTCTGCAGCAAGATATTCTGATCTTTGGGCAGGTAACGACCGAAATACACCGAGATGTGGGAGACTACCCGTTCCCGTTCCAAAGGGTCGCCGTCATTCAATGGGGGTGCTACGCGCCGGAATCTGTTGCGCACATTGCCGGAACAGTCGCGTTCGTTGCGCATGACCGCACAGTCCGATTGCTGCAAGGCTATGACGCTGTGCGAATATCAACCCCGGCTCAGGAGAGGGATATAGCGGCAGTTCCCGACCCGCTCTCGATCAAGGCAGCAGCCTGGACGCGCAACGGGCATACCTTCTACATGCTCACCTGTCCGCAGTTACCGTCG